GAGTGAGGGAAATATTTATCAACTGAGGTCTGATTAGTAACAACCTGAACTGTGCCGCCTACGCGTCCTAGATTAGCCTGGTTAATGATGAGCTTGTCATCGAAGGCGTACTTGAGGTTCTTGTATGGAATGCCGCCAGATTGATTAAAGGCTGTTGGAGCAGTAGCCAAAGAAGCCATGACCTGCGCTCTGGACTTAAAGACGGCTGTCCCTGATGTATCCATATAGAACGCGCCTGTCTCAGAGAACTCTGCGTTCTTAATAGCTGCAAGGCTTGTGCGGTTTGTTGCAGGATCAGCAATACAAGTATTAGCACCTGCCGCTACTGTACGCATTGAAGTAGGGAATGACACTTGGTTAAGTATTTTGCCTATGCGTGTGCCAGTTGTCTGCCCTGCGCCTGAGTCTGTGATGGTATTGACATTAGCCATGTTAAATAGGCGAAAAGCATCTTGACATACAATATCTACATACCCAGTATCTTGATTGACTGGATAGGTATAGCGGTACTCGATGGCATAGCCTGAGAATAAATACTTTTGTGTGGTGGCTGTAGTTGCTGAAACACGCACTTTACGAAGCGGTACAAGTTTGCCGTAGTAAGGGCTTTGACTGTTCTGGGGATTAAAATAACTGAGAGGGTCTAACACTCTGACTGTGCATTGCCCTGCCTCATACTGGTCTCGCTGAATATTGCGCCCACGAGTAATGCTGATTTCATAGACGTTAGGAGTTAGATCAACTACTGGCTCTGGAGAACTAGAAGTTCCAAGGGTTGAAGTACCAAGGATTCCGTACTTGGCATCGCCAATAACGAAGCCGTCATAGCCGAAGGTTGCGCCGTTAGTAAAGTCAAAGGAAACGGCTATTTGCGCTGGAAGTGCCATTAACTGAACATACCTGCGATTCTACCAATTTGAGATGGTGAACCTGAAAGACTTGAGAGTTGCGCTCCTGCTAGGACTTGGTCAATAAGTTGCTGTTCGCGGATTACATTGCCTTGAACTGTTACGTTAATAACTGGCGCATTGTTAGCGTTAGGGTTGTAGTTCAATCCTGTCTGCTGATTGTAAGTAATCATATTATCCGAAGGCAAGAGTGGGACATTAGTATCAGGTAATTTAGGCACTACTGAGGTGTTTCCATTAGGTGCTGAAGGTGCTGCTGATCCTGTGAGGATTGCTGCTGCCTTGCCTGCTAGGTATGACAGGTAGGCATCAAGGTACTCAAAAGGGTTCTTAGCATTAGGCAAAGCTGATAAGAACTTAGCAAGATTGCCTGAAGCATCTTGAGCCATAAGAATCTGGCTAGTTAGTTTGGCTGCTAAGTCAGCATTGCCGTTAAGCAAAGCCAGTTGAGCCTGTAAGCGAATCTTCTCATCTTCTGTCAGTTTGCCCTTAAGTGCTGCCACAATCTGAATCTGCTCAAGGTCAAAGACGCCCTGAGACTTCTTGAGTGAGGCTTGCTTCTTCTGCTCCGCTGTGAGTGACTTCTGTGCAGTCACTTGCTTCTTGGTGAGTGCTGCTAATTCCTTGGCTCTCTTGGCTGCTGCCGCTTCTGCTGCACGTTGCTGTGCTGTTCTAGCGGCTGTGCCGGCTGGAGACTTAGAACGGTTGGTTGATGGCTTGCCTTCTAGTATGCCTACTAGCGATCCATTAGCCCCAGTCAATCCACCGAATGTAGTCAGGAAATCAAGACCTTTGTAAAGTTTAACCAAGCCACCGACTAGGAAGCCTGTAGCTGCTGTAACACCGTTGATTGCCTTGGCGATATTGTCAATAGCCTTTACTGCATCTGAGGTCTCTGAGCCTCCTGCAATACGGGCAAAAGCATCTACAAGCCCAGCACCGATTGTCTCCTTGGCATTGTTGCCTGCAAGAGTAAGAGCATCGAGCTTGTACTGAGTAGTCTCAAGATATGCGCTTGCAGCTCCAGCAGACTTAGTAAGCATAATTCCAAGAATGTCAGCAAATGACTTTGACTTCAGTTCTGCTTGAGTAAGACCTGTATTGTATTTCTTAAGACCACGAGTAATCCCAACATAGCCAGAGGCAAGGTCTTGTGAGACCGTTGCTAAATCTATGCCACTTGCTCGTGAGATTTGAATAGCATTGTTAAGAAGCTCTTGAGACTTAGTTAATGATCCAGTAGTGGTCAATAGAGCCTGAAAGGCTGGACGAAGAATATCATCGGCGATATTGGAAGAAGTTTCTAAATCCTTTATAAAGGTAGCGACTTTAGCTTGAGAGAATGAGAGTCCTAGGTTATCAACTGCCGTTGCTAGACGCCGCGCTGCTGCTTCATCTGCTGCAAAGGCTTTAACTGCCGCCTTGCCATAAGCAGCCATAGCGGTAGTGCCAAGTGCTAGACCGAGCCCAGAAGCTAGTTTTTTGACATTGCGTTCAAGAGTTGTAACCGACTTATTGGCTTTATCAAAGGCAGGTTTTCCTGTGTATTCTGCCGCTATGTTAATTGCTACATTGCTCATGCGGCTCTCCTTATATCGACAATCTGAGTACGCTTATTGAACTTTGCCGTAGTTTGTTCAATAGACTTAAAAACTGCTGCATTGGCTTTTCCTTGAGTTTTAGCCCAGGCGCGGAAAATAAGACGACCCATCATGCGATGGTCTGGCTTTGCTGATCCATATAGGTTGCCAAGATTAGAAATAAATTGATTGCCAGCATAACGATTATTGGAACGTGATACTTTCTTAGAAGCACCTCCAGCTTTTGGCCCGACCCATTCTTGTCCTTGGCCATTTTTGCGCCCTGCTGTTTCGTAAATAGCACCTATGTTTGATTTATTCTGAATACGAACTGCATTTCTAAAGCCTGCTTTATTTGCCTGACTTGGTGTTGTTTTATACACAATACCCGACTTAATAATTCCAGCATCATATTTTGGAAATCTATAACCAGCATCTGTAGCCCGTTCAGCCCACCCACGCATAGGTGACTCACTCGGTACATAACCACGAGCTTCTGTCACAATAGGTTTTAGAACTGCATTTAAGTTTTTTGTAAGTTCTTTTGCTAAGTCTGGAGCATACTCATTTAATGCTTTTCTAAGAGCGATTGCGCCTACTACTTCTACTGGCATCGCTTCGCTCCTTCGCTATATCCTTAAGCACATCTACATGTGCCTTGAACGCCATTGGCGATAGTTCGACAATAGTTTGAAACGGAACTCCATACTCGTAACTCAAGCGAGCTGCGAGATAGGTGAGGGAGTTCCGATCTACCCTAAAGGGTCAGACTCTAAGACCTCAACTGACTTGAGAGTCTCAAGAAATCCTTCCCCGAAAGGTTTGACTGTTTCACCCGAACGTCTAATTGCTTCCCAGCACAGCCAGTACACGTCTGACTGCTTCTGATCTTCAATCAAGGCTTTATGAAAGCCCTTTTTGGCGTATTGCTCAAAGGCGTATTCAATCAGTGGAGTAATCTCGTACTCTGTTACTGAGTTGTCTGCCCTTGTTACCTTGAGTTTTGCCATGTTAGCCCCTTATGTTTATCGTTTAGAAGCTACCTGTTGTAGCTACTGCGATTGTACCTGATACGTTGAATGTAAGGCTCTGAGTTGAGAGATCGCCAACTGCGCCGTTGATATCGGTTGTGTTGTTAATCAAGCAAGTCATTGTGTAAAGAGGGTTAGTTGCAGATACCGCTGTTCCCTTTGTCTGAAGGAGAACGATTGTGACGTTAGTTCCCCAAGCAGCCTGAAGGGTTGCTAGTACGTTTGCAGAAGCTGTGTCATTAAGGAAGTCAAGTGTGACTGATGAAGCCTCAAGACCCTTGACATACTTGTGTCCTGAATCGCCCATTGCTGTCACTTCGAGCTCGTCGAATGCACGGTTGAGCGTTACTGATGTGACGTGATCGCTAAGGTCAACTGAGTTAACCTTGACGCCTACGTTGTTGCTTAGAAATACTGCCATTTAGGTTATTCCTCGTCTTTCTTAGATGTGGGTTGTGTTGCTGGCTTTGTTGCTGGAAGCTGTCCGATCTTGATTAGAAAGTCGGCTTGCTCCTTTGTCCAATCGTCCATCGATTAGCTCCATTCCGTTAGGGTACTGATTGCAATGTCGCAAGTCAGTAAATCTCCAGAAGCAATTGTTAGCACGCTAGGCGCGCTCACGCTTCCCACGTTAAATACAATGCTGGAGGCTTCTAAGAGCGCAAAGACCCGAATTATGTCGGCTTCTATGCCAGCAAGGTTGCCCTCATTGTCAAGCAATGGAACAAGGATAGAAATCTTAAAGTTAGCCATTGGCGCAATTGCTGTGTAGTCATTATTGGTTGGCACAATATAAGGATCAGCAGGAGTCACAATGACTGAGTTCGCTACAGGCGTGGCAGGAGGAAACGAATAAACTGAATACTTTGTGTTATCGGCTAGAGCCGTTGCAATCGATGTGCGGAGTGTGGTTATCGCTGGCATTAGCCCACCATAGAATTAGGTGCTAGGTAAGGCGCAATGAGTCCTCGAACGCGAGCCACAAGCTGAGAGGACATGGAGTACATGTTGCCCATTGATCCATCAGGCATCATGCCGTTTCCTGAGTTAGTTTGGCGAGCAGTCCAGATAGATACGCAGATCATGAGGCTTGCTTCTCTAACTGCTGGGATTGTGGCGTAAGTATTTTGTGTTACGCCTGAGACAATGCCAAAAGGTACGCAAGGGTGGTATTCACTAGCTGTAGGAGTGCCAGTCACCGCAAAGGTAATGCTGTTCTCGCCTACGCCAGTCAGAGTCTTTGTGCCGTTAAATGGTGATCCATTCTTGGTAATGACTACTGACTGTCCAACGTAATAAGTGCCAGTAACTACTTCTTCAAAGTAAAGAGTTCCCTCTGTAGTTGTGTTGCTGTGAGCTATATTGTAATTCTCGTTCTTCCATAGAAAAGGCAACAATACGTCATCAGC